TATTGAACTGCTCCCTAATAGAGTGCCTGTTGAATTAAAGATTTCGCCTAGTACGCTTGTGGCATCACTATTAATTGTGATTTTCAATTTATACCAAGTATTTAAAGATAAAGTAGCTATAGTAGCCGAAGTTGTTTTAGCAGAACTATTAGAGGTTTCTAAAGAAACAGCTCCTGTTGTTGAATATTTAAAATAAACACCGTCAATTGGCGAAGTGGCTGTTGTACTATCGTGAAATCCTGCATACATAGTAGTTGTTGTAAAGTTGACAGGCGCAATGCCACAAGTAAATACTTCTTTACCACCTAAACGCATAGAGGTCACATCTGTCTGCCATCTATAACCTCCTCCTGTTGTTGTGGATGAAGTCATTCTTACAACTCCTTGTCTGTTTGAATTTAGATTTACTGTACTATTTAAAACAGTTCCAGACGAGATTGAAGCTCCAGCAAAAGGAGGGTTTGCGGTTGTCGCCACATTTAAAAAATCTGAAAAAAGAATAACGTTATCTTCCGCAGGTGTTACCCAAGTAGGAGATGAAGTTCCGTTTGATTGCAAAAATTGTCCAGCGACTCCAACACTTCCGTTGAAGGCTATGCTTCCGTTTGAATTAATAGCCATTCTCTCTGTGTAGAAAGGAGTAGTCACACTTCCTGTCGAAAAAGCTATTTTACCTGTAGTTCCTGTGTTATGAATCCACAAATCTCCACCATCATTTAATAAAGAGCCGTCGTTAGCAATTCCTACGTTGTAAGTTTGTGGGTTGTTAAATCCAGTATTATTTTTCCCCATCCACATAAATTTAGTGGTTGGCGTTCCGTTGTTTGCGGAAGCAGAATAGCCACTTTGGGCTAAATTTCCAGTTGACGTATTTTTTATGTCGTACTGTAAAAAATCATCAATTGAACCAGTCAAAAGTAAAGGCGTTGTGTTTGTAGTATTACCTACATTTTTAGTTTGCGGTGTTGAATTGTCCAATTTATTAGATAAATCCGCAACTAAATTAGTAACATTCGTTTGCGGTATTGCCGTAAAAGTTCCGTTTTGTGTAGCTAAACTTCCAAGTCCTAAATTAATCCTAGCGGTTGGCGTGTTAGGCAAATCAGATAAATTATTACTTATTTTTAATGCTAAAGGGTCGGTTTCTGTATAACTTGTTAAATAACTTCCAATAGGTTGATAAGTGGTTGAAGCTGTTGCCGAAGTTAAATAAGGTGTTAATGCCGAACTCGTTATAAAGCTGTTCCACATTGTTGAATAAGTGCATAATGAGCCTAAATCTGTATCAAAGACCATTAATCCTGCTGTTGGAGATGCTATTGCGTTTTTTTCAACTGTTGTCATTCTTGGGGGAGCAAAGCCCTGTGTGGTAGATACTATATCCAATTTTGCGGAAGTATTAGGGGTTGTTGTTCCAATTGCTACTTGACCAGTATTTGTAATTCTAAACCTCTCTGTAGCTGGCGTTGGAAAATCAACGGCTGTAGACACACAGAAGAAACTTCCATTAGTGCCATCTTGAGGAAAAAATATACCTCCTTTATAACCATTTCCAGCCGTAACAAGCGGAGCTGTAGCTGTTCCAGATTGCGAACCAAAATTAACAGTTGAGCCTGCAAAGTTAAATCCTGCTACTGGATAAAATTGCAGTCCTGTTAGTACTAATGAGCCTTGTTCAGCGTATATTTCGCCTGTAACCGTATTTCCTCCTGTAAATCTAATTCTAGGCTCTTGTCCTAAAGTATTTCCTACTCTGTTCAAGATTATTCTAGCTAGATTTGTGAATTTAATTTCTTTATTATTACCTATCTCGACTATTTTTTCGTGCGCTAAATTCTGAATCTCTAAAGCATTACCTACTGTCGAACTCTCTCCGACAATAGTTTTATTTCCTCCAAAAGTTTGAGTTGCAGTATTTACTTTTCCTGAGACAGTTTCCGAAGCGTCCACTATTGTAGTAGCATTTACTATTGGATTTGTTGAAGTGCCTGTAATTGTTACATTTGTTCCTGCGGTTACTGTTGAAACACCACCGCCGCCACCACTTACAATAGTCTGCTCTTCAATTACTCCAGTAGACACGTTTCTAACTAACTGCTTTGTGTTTCCAGTTACAGTTGCTGGTGCATCTATTTTTATAGATTTTGCTTTAATATTATTAACAGGCGTGTACACTTGCGCAACTGTTCCCGTTGTTATAAATATTAATAAATAAAATAATTTTTTCATAGTTTTAAAGTGTTGTGATTTCTATTGCTGTACCCGCTTCCATGTCTGCTAAAAAAGTCGGGTCTGTTATTTCAAAATTATTAGTTGCTAAGAGTGGACTATAAGTGTATTTTGGTGCGCTCAAATGGCGCAATTCTCCAATAACCACCGATAGTATTTGTGAATTTTGGGGTATTGTGAAAATAGTTGAAGACGTATATGTTAATTGTGTTTTTGCAATAACCACTGACCCGCCACCGCTTTGATTGTTATTAATCCATTTTTCCCAAATACCGTCTATACCGTTGTAATGAATCCAGTCTTTTTGTAATAAGTTAATTGTTCCACTTCCTAAATTTATATTTCCAGCAACCGAAACTTGAAAGTAATCCCCATTTTGTCCTGTTCCATCTGATAGTAATGGCGTGTTTGTAGTTGCGTTGTATCTCCCTTTGTAGTGAGAAGCGTTTGTGTCTGTATTTGAAACTATTATACTTCCATAAGCAGAATCGTTTACGTTTATAGCTGTAAACCTTAGCGTATTCAATACGGGCGACGGTTCTGCTGGTAAATTTGCTAGTAAAACTTCTGCTCCTGCTATTCTTACAAATGTATTAGCTGATGTAGCTATTATTAAATCCACTCTATGATAACCAACGCTAGCAAATGGAATGTTTATTAAAATATTAGAAGAATTACTATAAGGGCTTCCTTGTATTTCCCACGCCCAGTCTGCATTAATAGTTAAATTGTTTCCTGCTATTGAAAAACCAGTATCATTAGTAAATCTATTAAAATAACCACTTGTTTGAAGTAATCCATTTAAAGAATCTCTAGTGTAAATTACACTTAACAACGCTTGTTGTAATAAAGTGGCACTAGCGTAAACAACTCCATTTAATTGAATGTTTGAATAAATCTCTACATCTATCGCAACATCGTTACTATCATAAGCGTTGTATATTTTAATTTTATTGCCAAAAACTCTTGACAAAAAATTTTTAAAATACTCAACCCCATCTAGTGAGAATCTTTGGGAATTAACTGTATTAATTACAATCATTAGTTTACTTTTGTGAAATTAAAAGAGTTATTTTTTACTGCTGAACAATTATTTAGATTACTAAATAACGGATTGCCTGTTCTTATTAAATAATTTTCAACTGACTTCCAGATAGTAAAAGCACTATCTCTATTCATTTGATATAAATCTTTTTTTGTTTTATCCGAAGTTGTACGGCTTTCACTTCCGTTAAGCTTTTCCACCATGCTAAAAGGCGTATCTGTAACACCACCAAATATTTGATAACGTGCATAAAAATAATAACTTAAAACAGCCTTTAATCCGTAATTTGAATACGTTATGTCATTATGTGTATAAGTTCCACCGTTCAAAAGTGCTGAGTAATTACTTGGATTGTCTAAAATATCATTGAACAAACGCTCACCTAACAATGGTGCTAAATCTTGTATTTGAGCTTCTAAAACAATACTATTAAAAACATCATCAAATACCGTTTGTGATATTTGTTTGTATAAAGAAACATCGGCTCTAGTTATTAATTTAGTTGATAGCATCTATTTCTTTTTTTGGAGTTAATAATGGTTTGATAAATAAGTATTCTTTGTTTTCTCCTGTTAGTCTATATAAGTCATTTATAATGGTTTCAACTAAATTACGCTCCTTCCACGTATTCTCCCAGTACGTCTCTTTTGCCACTCTTAAAGAATCTCCTCCAGCACTAAACATAGAATTGTCAGCACGAACTAGCACGCTAGGTAAATTGTTATAAGCCATTAGTATTTTTGAAGTTGCGCTTTCTTCTACAAATTTGAATAAGGCTGGATTAATATCACTTTTTATCGTTTTAATATCAAAAGCATCACTTAATTTTTCGCCTGCAAAGTCAACCTCTACGTGCATAAATCCTCCTATACCTTTAGCCCCTAACATTTCTTTACCGTTCTTTTTAAAAGATTCTTTTTCGCTTTCTTGTTTACGTAAAGTTTCCATCATTACAGGGTCTTTTCTAGTCATAACATCTTCTATAAAGTCGTTATCTATTAAAGGGCGTGTAATAAAAAAAGTCGATTGTATAAATCCGTTTTCGAGAATGTTATCTTTATAAACCGAGGCGTTATATTCTGAATTACAATCATGAGTAACGGCATCTATTCTGCTTAAAGGATAATAATATTTATTATCCATATTATAATAAAAAACCTGTCCTTTGAAATTTTCTATTCCTTTTGCTTTCTCAATTTGATAAGCTAAAACTTCTTTATCAGCGTTAAAAACATTTAATACTTGAACATTTTTTTTATCATATTTCGCTGACCAGTCTTTGCAAATTAATATTTTACCATTGTAATCTTTGCTGTCTTTTTCGCCTATTCTGCAATCCCCAAATGGCAATACTTTGAAATCTGAAACATCTAAATTAGCATTGTAGTTTACGTGAATAAAAACCCCTCTATGGTCTACAATATCTCTTGCAATATCATCGGCAATATCTATAATTTTAGATTTACCTATTTTGACATTGTCGGCTTCTCCAAATCCTTTTCCTATCAAAAACTGAATCATCATATTAGAAGCCATGCTAGCAGTTATGCTATTGTTACGAAAACGCTCTACTCTTTCAGGATAGGCGTTATCTTCTCCGTTTATATGTATCTCTAGTTTTTTATCCCATTTTACTAATTTCTTGTAAATGGAATTGATAGTTGTTGTTATCATTATCTACGTTTTTTAAAAGCTTTTTTAGTAGATACAATTTCAGCATCTTGCATTTTAATTTCTTGTATAGATTCTTTTTGCTTTTCTTCTGTTGGATATTTTTCAAAAATATCAGCAACAGGAAATCTTTTTAACAACTCTTTAGCATAAGCATCTGTAATATTTCTATTATTAACCATTATACTCGAAGTGTCATTTAGAGGGATTCCTTGATATTTTTCTTTTAAAATATATTGAGAGTTTGATTCCATCTTTTTAAATTTAGTTTTGTATTTATGCAGATAATTGTTCAGACATTTAGAACAACTAGGATTAACAACTTCTGAAAAAATAGAAGTGTAATCAATAAGGAATAATTTTAAATATCGGACACCATCAACAGTCACGCCACCAATGATGTCAGATAAATTAAAATCCTCCCAATTATACTTGTACGAATTTGTTTCCAAAAGCAACTGCTGTTAAAGCGTAAGAAGTCTCAAAAATAGAAAGCGTTTGTTTAGTTTCCTCGTAACCTTCAACAGAACTCAATTCAAACGATATATTACCGTCATTTTCTTTAGTTGACCAAGTGACTGCGCTTAATCTCATTCCGCTGTCAAAACCACCTATTTGAAAAGCATCCGCTCCAGCGACTCCTTTCCATTTTAGTTCTACGACTACAGCAAATAAACCGCCAATCATATCATAAAGTTTCGCTTTGTTATCTGCTGAATAATTTAAAATCATTCCAGAAAACATGTGTTTCATTTTATCTTGGCTCGTTTCTTTAGGAACAAGTTCAGTTGATAATGAATTAATTTGTTTAACGCCTTCCAATAAATAACCAGTTTTACCCGACTTTAATTGAAAATTTGTTAATACCGTTTTATTTGTTGGCGAAAAAGTACACGCTGTTTTATCAATATCTGAATGATTAACTAATAACACATTTACTTCTAAACCTCCAACCATAGGATTCTCACAATCTGCAAGTATATCTCCTGACAATATTCCATCACATAGTAACGACGACATATATTTTATTTTTTAATAGTTAATAGTTAAAAACAAGTAACCGCTAGTAAGCGGCTACTGTCATATAATCTTCTAAGTGTTTTGCATCTAATCCGAAAGCAACATCTACAACATTTGATTTACGATATTGGTCGTAAAAAGATGTTAGCGTACTGAAATCATCGGCAGATGGTGTTGCAACTGGAATATTTGAAGGCGTTGTAAATAAAATTCTGTGAGGTTTATCTACTTTAGTTCCGTTGTCAAATAAAGCTTTTATTTCTCTCGACCAGTCGTGCCTTACTACTACTTTATAACCATCAAAAAACAACTGAGACTTGCCCCCTTCAGTTACTTCCAAAAATCCAGCACCGATAGTTTTAGTTCTTAATGTGTTTTTGTAATTATCAGCAATACTTCTAGTTACTTGAATAAACGCAGCAGGATCTTCTATCAATCTTGAATCAGCTGCGTTTACAACAGCAGTTAAGTAATTCAATCCAGCATCCGTTGGTAAGTTTTGAGCAACATAAGAAGCTCCAGCATTTTCAGTTATAACAACATAATTTGAATCCCCACTCGCTACATCAACAAATATTTGTTTCCACAAACCATCAATAACATTATGTAAAGCTAAATTTGTTCCCACTTTGAATTTACCTGTTGGAGTAATAGCTGCTGATTTATCTGAAAACCAAATTTTTGTTGGTAATTTTTCAATAAGCATTTGGTCTATTAAAGAAATAATTAATCCCATTTCTTTTGAACCTATTTTATCGTAAAAATCAGGATTGATTCTTGAACGTTCGTTAAATAATTTAAACAATCCGTTTAAATCTGCTGCACAATGCTCCCATCTTGAACTATATACCTCAGGCTCCCAAAATTTTTGAGATAAAACAATACCTGCTCCGACATTTGGCGTACAACCATTATTTTTTAGTAAACTGTCGGCTAAAGAGCCAACAAAAGGAATTTGTTGCTTATAGTAAACCCCTGTTTCCATAGCGTGTATTTCAGATAAAGGACTATTTACAAATAGTTTCTCTATAATTAATGCAGCTATATCTTTTGCTTCTTCAGCATTTATCGTTAATCCCGATACATCTATTAAACTTGCCATACTTTAGTTTTTTAAAAGTTGTCTTTTATTTGTTATTTCTTCTTTTTCTTTTTTAGGCTCTTTTTTGCCATCTACTTCGAAACGTGAAGTAATTTGTTTTTTTAAATTAACGACATCGATAAGCAATGTTTCGTGGTTTGCTGAAGCTGTCGCTAATTGTTCTTTTAAACTTTCATTTTCTTGTTTCAAAGCGTTCATTTCTACATCATCTTCTTTCGGGTCTTCTGCTGAATCTGAAATCTCCGTAACTTTTCCACCTACGAAAGTGTAAGTTGCACCATCGATAAGATATTCGCCCTCCGCTGGTTTTCCGTCAACAGTTGCAACATCATCAATTTTAGGCTTGTCGCCATCTAGTAATTCCGTAAACGTAACAATTACACCATCGGCATCTGTTAAATCTAGGCTTACGATTTTTTGCCCTTTATGCAGAATTTTATTTATTAATTCCGTAAAGAATCCTTTGTCCTCTTTTGTCATTTTATTATTATTAGTGTTAAAATACGCTCTTGCTACCATTGGTAGGTTGGGTTGTGTTGCGAATCCAAGATTAATTGCTTGTTCGTTTGTTAACCAAGTTTCGTTAGTTAGTAATGGTCTTATTGCTTCTTCCGTAGTGTTTGTTTCTTTTTTATAGAAATCAATTAGTTTTTTTTCTGCTTGACGAACGCTAGTCACATAAGATTCTATTTCGTCTGCTGTTCCTCCAACTTCTCCCATTGGTAAGTGAATCATAAATTGCGTGTTATCTCGCAAAATACGAGTATCACCAGCCATAAAAATAACAGTAGCGATTGAAGCAACTAAACCGCCTCCTACTGTTGTTATCGGAACATTTAAAGACTTTAAATAGTTATAAATATCAAACCCAGTATCAACTACGCCTCCTTCTGAATTAATGTGAACATTAAAAGAAGTTGCGCCTTGTTGCTTTTTTACCTGCTGGATTACATCGATAAGCTCTACGCCTGTTTCGTTATCTAAAGAACCTATTAAACCTGTTATGTAAATGTTTCCTTCCATATCCACAAAGTTAAGTAGTGACATGAAATACTTATTGTATTTTATAGTTCAATAGATTTTGACTATATTTGTATATGATTTTACTTGCATTAAGTTTAATTGCTTTGACCTACTCTTTAATAGCGCAAACTATTAAAGCAATCGTATATTTAAAAACTCCATCGTACAAAAAAACCGCCAAATATAAACGGTTTGAAAAGGAACTTAAAAAATTAATTCATTAGTTTTCCATAAAGCTAATTATTTTATATACTTGTCTTTCTGAAACTTTATTATTAAAGAGGTCTACTGTGTTGGTAATGCAAACGTATCTTTGCTTTTTCGTTTTTTCTTTGCTGTTTTCAAATTCTTTTAAAAACGTTTCGTAAATATCAAACCAAGAAGCGTAAGTAATACTAATTAATCCAGAAGCTACTAAAGTTGTAAAGCTGTTTTCTTTTTTACATTTTAAAATCAATTCGTATCTAGTCATATTTACCATTTTTTTAAAGGACAAGTTTCGTTTTTACTTCTTATTTTAGCTGAAATAGGACAGGTACAAATACTACAATAACAACCTTCAATTTCTTTTAGGTCGTCTTTAATAAAAACTAATAGCCTCCCTTCTTTTAATTCGACACACGAAATACAATGTACTGCCCTATCTTCTGCTAATTTTTCTACAACCTCACTTTTTGAAATGAAGTTTTGCCAGCCGTTTAATATTTTTTCTATATTCATTTTAAAAGTCCGCTCCGTTAACAACATCTGCGTATTTTCCTTGTGCGTAATTAATATCCTCAACCACAACTATTGGGGCTGGTATTTTAGAAATGGCACTTACCGTTGCGTTAACTAATTCGTTGCTGTCAATCCCTCTTTGAGACACCGCCTGTGTTATTATTCCGCCTCCAGCCATAAAGCCATTGCGTGAAACATCGCCATCGCCATAAGTATTATTAAAGTTTTTGAATTGACTAAACGCTCCTTTATTCATTATCGCAATACCTTCTTGACCTTGCGCTTCTCCTATGTATTTGTTCCCCGCATAGATTGGAACACCGCCCATTTCGTGGCTATTACCATCAATATCTACAAAACCACCTCCAGCGAATTGAACTCCTGCAATTTTTGCGACACTAGCAACCCCCTGAGCAATTGCAAGCCCTGCAAAAATTCCTCCTACTGGATAGGCATAAGTTGATAAAGCCAATGAAGCCGCTTTATATGTATTTATCGTAGCTTCTGCCACTGCTAATATTTTATAAGCAGCGGTATTTTCTTTAAAAAATGCTTTTGACTGGCTTAAACCGTCAGCGGCTATTGATAGCTTCGCTTGTTCATTTGCGTTTTTTAACGCAACTTCTGCTTGTCCATATTTTTTTAATATCAATTCTTTATCTGCTCCAGTTTTTTCAGCGTTTTTTAGCTCTTGTTGTTTCTTTAATTCCAACTGCGCTAATTGCGCAACCAATTCGTTTTGATTAGTAATATTTTTATTCTCTAAATCAATAGATTCTTTTTCAATACGTGCTTCTTCTTCTTGTAAATCTAATTCAGCTTTGGCAATTTTTGTTTCGTCATCAATTGCCTTGATAGCTTCATTATAAGTTTGCTTGTTTATAATGCCGTTCTCTAATTGTAAATTAGCAAAATCTAATTGCTCTTGCGCAATTAAATCTAATCTTATTTTTTCTTCAGCTACTAATTCAGCAGTAAGAAATTTGTTAGCATCAATTTTAGATTTGTTAGTATCGTTAAAAATCTGTAATTCGTGTTGTGCATTTTCTACAACTAAATCAGTTTGAGTTTTTAAACCCTCGTTTTTTATTTCATTTTGCTTTGCTAATAAATTTATTTTATCGGTTTCTGTTTTTTCCGAAGCATTAAATTCCTTTTGTGCTAGTTCTAATTTTTTAGCGGTTAAATCTTCATTAAACTTTAAACTTTCTTCTAACGACTTTGCTTTTATTCCTTGTTCAGATAAAAACAAAGCTAGTTGAGCGTTTGATTTATTTACAGCATCATCTAAAACCTTTTGCTGTCTTTCTAAATCTTTTGTATGCGCTTCTTCTGCTTGTGCCTGCGCTTCTTTTTTAAGTCCTGACAAAACCCTTGTTTGCTCTAACCTAGAGTTCAATCCACGGTCTTGTGATTCATCTAACTGAATCTCTAAATCAATCATTTTTTGTTGTTCCTCATTAGTTAGATTTTTCGCACCTTTTAATTCGTACTCTAACTGCAAAGATTTTATTTTTGCCTGAATAATTGCTTCCTCTTTTTTTCCTAATTCTTCTGTTAATCTTATTATCTCTTCGGAAGCTTTACCACGTTCAGCAAATGTTTTAGAAGTGTCTTTAGAGATTAAAAGCTGTTCATCAATTAAATCATTTGTTTTGATTTGAGCTCTATTATATTCTAACTGTCCTTTTTCGATTTGCTTATTTAACCTGTCGATTTCCTGACCTTTTTTAATGGCATCATCTAAAAATTTACCTGTTGCTTCTGCTCCGTTTTTTATTTTATCTGTTAAATTTTCTACACCAGTTCCAGCTTGTAAAACTCCGTTAGTTACTTTTTTAAAGTCTAATGTAATTATTCCCTCTAAAATTTCTGAAAAAGCCGTGAATCGATTTATAAGATTTTGTTTTACAAAGTTTGCCAAATCTTGCAACGTTTTTTGAGGATTTTTAAAAGCATCTACCAAAGATTTACCTAGCATATTTACGACACTTCCTAGCGCACTAAATACCGCCTGCAATGGTCTCGTTACCGAGGTAACCGCATCTATTCCGCCCTGTGTATTTTTTAGATAACTATATAGCGCACCTAAAGCCACGCCAATAACCGCAATAACCGCACCTATTGGCGTGGCTATAAAAGCTAAAGAAGCCTTTGTAACTCCTAATATTCCTTGTCCAACTCCTGAAAGTGATGTTTTAAGTAAATTGCCAACTCCTCCTGCTTCTTGCGCTCGTTGTGTAAATTCTGCTATTCCACCGTTAAGGGGATTCAAATTAGATAGAGCTTCTTTTATAGACTCGGAATAATTACCGATATTTATTTTTTGCTTCAAATATTGGTCAGCATTTTCTTTTATAAATTCATTGTTTGAATCTAGTTTTGAGTTTAAATCAGCAAGCTGTTGCTTTCCTTCTTCCGTTGTTACGTTTGTTTCGTTTCGTAACTTATTCAACAATGCATTTTGACTTCTCGCTTCAGCTATTGAAGTTACCTCACTGCCTAAAGCTAAACTTAATAAATCAGTTCTGTTAGCTTGGTCTGCTGTGGCTGTTGTATATCCTGCTATAGCTCTTATTCCTGCATTGTATTCAGCTCCCAAAACTCGCAAATCACTTGCGTTTTTAACAAAAGCTTGCGAGTTGTCCCCCGAGGAATCGTTAAGTTCTTTTTGTTGCTTCTTTAACTCGTCAATAGTTTTTTTAACATCAGCTGTCGATTTAATCAACGCTGAAACATCTATATTTAACTCTGCTATTCTTATTTCTGCCATTGTTTATGAATTTGAAGTTGCGATATTTGATGTAATTCCCATTCTTGATAACTCTATATTCCAACTTAATGTTCCGTAACCATATGCTAATTGACCAAGATGCTCTACTTCCGCTAATATAAAATAAGCACTTCCATCGTAGTTATAAGTAAATTGTTCAAAAGGAAATAACTTACCAAATTTCACTAATATAGAACTTGGGAGAATTAAATCAGTTGTAAAATCTATTCTAACCTTACGTATGTTTCCAATTATTTGATAAGTATTTACGCTTGTAATTGTTAAATAAGTTAAGTCTGGAACTGGGGGAACATAAACACAACCTGCTACGTTCTCAAACACTACTACATTTGAGTTAACATTAATATTGTTTAGTTTAAGATAAAAACTCCATGACTGCCCTCCTAAGACAGTTATCGTGATAGTTGTTGCTCCTGCTACTGGGTTTATTACTTCGAAATAGTCCTGCCAAGGGGCGTGCGGATTCCAAGGATTGGGAGCATAGGAAGAAGACCCTGTAACGGAGATAGGAGCTGGAAGAACAGCGTCAGTAATGAACGTAAACGTAACATTACAACCAGTCACAACCGTGTTGGTAATTGTAATAAAAGTTCCGTCATATCCTTCTATTGTCTGGATAGTTTTCAAGTAATCGACTTCCACTAACTCGCAATTTGTCGGTTTTCCTTTTATAAAGTTTGAAATTTTGTTGACTAAAAAATAACTTGCTTTTTGTTTTAAATAAATTAATCTTTTGAAATCAAAACTTTCTACATCAGTAGGTTTAAAATAAAGACTTACATTTTTAATTTTTGATTTATCTAAAATACTTTCTATTGTTGCGTAATTATCGTAAACAATCTCTTGAAATCTTAATCTATCATAACTTTCTATCTGTGCCGTAGTGATAGATTGTGTCGTGTTTAAAACCTCCGAAGCTATATTTATTGCAGAAGAAAAAATATGTTCTTGCGCTCTTAACAAATAATAACGACCCGTCAATTCTTTGTAATCTACCGTGCCGTTGTCTTTTATTTCTTTATTCCAAAACTTATACGTTCTAATTCCATTCGTTAAACCTAAAAAATTTGATTTAAAACGTTCAGGACTGTAAAATTTTGATTTTATTATAGCCATTTCGTCTTTTATATTTTTATTGTCAATTCTAATTATTCCATCATTGTACTTAGAGTTATCTTCATTGTATCTGTAAGTAAGTAAGTTATTTTGAGCGTAGTTATTATAAACGTATTTTTCCGAAACTTCCTCTGCATATTTATCTGACCAATCTAAAACATCTGGATTTTGTAATATTTCTTCCATAGTTCTGAAATCGATATTATTCGTATATTTATCTTTAAACATCGTTAAAGCAAACCTTTGCATTATCTCGTTTACAAAATCCGTTACTTTGAAATCGATTAGTGCTTCGTCAAAATTTGCATCAAAACCAAGTAATAACTCTATTTTAGTATTTATCATTCCTGATAAAGGATTGTTAGCATATGACGATGTCATTCCTGTTCGCATGGGAAACATGTATAACTTATCGTTTACAGATGCGTTAATTGTAATAGCTTGGGCTATAGCTCCGTTTATCTGACCAGATGAAACAGTCGCTCCTGCATTATTATTTAAAAAATAATTAACAGTTCCGTCACTAAGATTAGGCGTTTGTAGAATGCCGTTACAAGTTATCCTATAAGCTCCAGCTTGTAGAAATTTAATAAAAATACGACTTGAATAATCTACAAGAGCCGATGCAATATTGTTAGGGAGAAGAAAAGCATTGTAATACGTTATATACTCTCCTCCTGCTTCTTGACTTACTCTAGTTTGTATTTGAGAGTCTTGCTGTGTCACTAGCGTTGTTATCGGTGTATTTACTGGAACTGGTTTAGGGTAAGTCATAAACAAGTTTAAAAACTTTTGCGTAGTAAATACACTTCCTGTAAAAGTGAATCCTGCAAACTGAAATATCCTGTTCCATATATAACTAACTCTCGCACTCGGTAATTGATAGTCAATATTTATATCCGCATTTACAAAAGTATTTTTACCGTTATAGTCAGCTATAATATACATATAAGGAAGTGTATTACTAAAGCTATTAACAACGCTTGTTAAGTTTTTCAAATGGTTTAATCCTGAAATACCGACTTCGGTAAGGCTCTTATTTTCAATAGCTTTGTAAAAATCTATGTTGCCATCGTAAATAGTTACTTTATAATCTTTTGCTGTTTCCGTAAAATTCGCCCATCCTTTGTAAATTAAACACGTTCCGCTGTCATCAAATAAAGAAGCTTCGTTTTTTTGGTATGGAACGTTTGAGTTATTTCCAACTAAACTTAATCCGTCAAATATTCTTTTATTTTTTGCGGTTTTAGGCAAAGAAAAGTTATTAGTCAGGTTCGTTTGCCTGTTATCTAAACGAGCAATATTGTTAACCTGTTTAGTTTGCGCAAGCCTACTGTTATCTTTTAATTCAACTTCTTGGTTTAATATAAACAACCTCATAACACTCTTGTATTACGTTGTGGTAATTCAAACTGAAACAACAAGTTATTATTATCTGTTTTGGCGTTTTTTAATTTGAAGTCTGAATTTTTTAAACCAACTTCTAACCAGTCGCTAAAATTATTTTTAGCAAAAGGAACTCCTGTAAATAAATATATTTTAGGACTGTCTATCAAGTCTTCCATCAATAAAACTTCTTGTTGATTGATAATGTCAGTTTCGACATCAATATAATCTTTTGAGCTTTTTCCAAGCTGAATGTTAGGACTTATTGTATCTTCAAAATTATTAAAGTCATTTTCTAACTCCCCTAAATCTTTTGTTTGTCTTTTTCTTTTATCATTGTTAAACAACCAATAAGACCAACCACCAAACCGATTAATCCATTTTACATAAACCCCGCCACAGCTATCGTCAATTTTTTCTACAGTTAAATAAGTGTCGTAAGTGTTTGATGTTATTTTTAATTCATTAAATCCCAAACTAAGCGGAAGCGCACTTGTTAAACTAGTGCTAGTATTCCCGTCTGAGAACACAAGCCTATTAACTTTATTTTGAGTTGCGAAAGTGTAATCTAGTAAGTTAGATAGATTTGTTATTTTTAAAGCCGTCAAAACGCCTGTATAAATAGATACATCGAAAGGATATCCGTCCCAATATTTTACGTATGATTTATTGTTTACGCCTGACTCAAAGTTTGATAATACAAATGGTTTTGATATATTTATATTTAATAAGTCTTTTCTTTTCCATTCGTCTAATTGTGTGTATCCGCTTAACCAATGTAAATCTTTAGAAACAATCTCAAAAGTTGTATCTGTATAAATTACTTTAAAACTAACAATTGAGTTTAAATAAACTTTATTGGTCCAATCATATAAATAACCGTTAACTAATAAATTTGGATTTAAATCATCTTTGAAATTATCAACATTTATTAAAGATTCTATCCACTCTCTAAAATTATAAAATATAGTTCCTGTTGGGTTTGGATATAATGTTTTAACCGTACTGCCGATACTTATTTCTGCTTTTAATATCGGAACTAAAGAAGTGGAATTAAACTCAACAACGTTATTTGTATAAGCTAAATTTAACCTAGTTGTTGAAATGTCTTTTGTAAATAATATTGCCATTATGCCGCTTGTAATTCGTTAAACAAAACCTCTATTTGTGTTGAATATTCCAAAGCAAAAACTACTCCTACTTCATCAATTATCTTTTGCCATCTACTCTCGTTCACTATGCTACTGATTAACTCGACACCACCCTCTCCTTCTCTTTTCCAACCATATGTTGCTATTTTTCTAGCAATTAAAAAAGCTAATGAACTTAATGTAATTTCTCGTAACGCTTGGGTAAAAACTCCCTTATCTAAAATCCATTGTTTTATATCTTTTATGTTTGGATATTTACCAGCTTTACGCCCTGTTTCTAATTGTTGTGAATATGGAAGCCCATATAATACCGCTGAATTATCATCTACTTCTACTCTCAAACTTTGCGCCCATTTGCCACTAGAACGCATCCCTTTTAAATCATAAAGCTTTATTAAATCTTGCTTCATCAATTCAAATTCTTTTGATAAAATTTCTTCGTTAGTCGGCATGACTTCTAATTTGATAGGTTATTATTAAACCGTCAAAATTTGCATCTAAAAAATCCTTAATATCAATTTCGCTCCAGTCTAACACCTCTAAATTTTGACAACCTAAATCCTTTTGCATTAATTCCGTTTGAGCAAATAAAGGCTCTATATTCATTGTGTACTTTGATATTAATTCAGAGTTGTTAACCTCCTCAAAGTACGGCATATCTAAATTAGACTTAACCAACAAACCGAAATTACCAGTAAATACTTTGCTTTTTACAGCTCCCGAAATTGTCCTTTCGCTTTTTCTTGTTACAGGGTCTAAAAATAAATAAATCTTATTAGGGTTTAATATTTGATTTGGTTGGAATAAGTTCTGCACTGCTTTATTGCCAGTTACAAATTCAAACCCTTTTAGGCCACAATACTCTTTTACTATTCTTACAAAGTCTTTCATTACTTTTGTTTGTGTTTTAATTTTGAATAAGCGTTTGTAACCTCGTTTTTTTCTTTATGCAGGACCAATAAAACAAATATTTCGTTATATGGTCTCTGTCTTAAATCATGTGGGAATATTCCGTAAATCTCCCCAAGTTGAACCAAAGGCATTAAGTCGTTAAACTTATTTAGTTTTTTCCCTCCTGCAATTTCCCAAAGATGGCTGTCTGAATCAATAGAACTCAAAAGGTTTATTTGTTTTTCTTTTAATTCTGAAAATGATTTGATTAAATAGTTTTTAGCCGAAAAGAACTCTTCTACTGATGCAGAATAAAAATCAGTAACATTATAAGCTAAACAAAATAAATCACTTAACGCTTCTTTAGATTCTATTTTAGAAATTAAATCGAAGCAAATTATAACATCTTGGTATGATAATTTATTGAAGTTGATAGCCCCGCCCAAAAATAAATTCTTAGGTTTTAGGTTCTTTAAAACGAAATCATACTCGATAGTGTCCGCTTCTTTAAAATATTCTAATAGATTTACTCTAGTCATAATCACAAAGATACATAAAAAAATTTAAGTGTAAATCCTAGTGGCGTAAGATTTTTTTACTATTCCTAAAGTTTCCATTTCGTGGTATCTCCAAGCATCAATTGCGTGGTTAAAGCTGTCTATTGGTTTGTTTAGTTTTTCGTTTGTTTTCTTGTCTTTTTGCCACGTGTATTTTTGAAGTTCATTTATTAAGTTAACAGATTTTTTAGTAACAAGGTAATCATTTTCCTGCATGATTTGAATACCAAAATTAATACTATCCTGTCCTTTTGTTACTGCACAAGCTTTTACTCCATAACTTTTTAACTCGTCAATAGATTTAGGTTCTGCGCTATCACAATAACAGGGCAGTTTAGTCGTGATATACCTTGCTATTTGACTGTTTGACAACCCTTTTTGATAACATAATTCGTTTACTATTCTTTTACCATTCCATGAATATAATTCAACTATACTTGTCGGGTCGTTTGTATATCCAAAATCTAATCCGTAACCTAATAATCTTGCTTCTGGAGGCAAAGTATCAATGGAGCCCCAATTTTCAAAAACAACCCCTTCTAAATTACCAACCAAACCTAATCCGTAAACCCTCCATTTGTTCGCCCAGTAAGCAGACTTTATATTTGCTTCTTTAAACAGTAATTCAAAAGGTGAGTGTATATCATGAAAACCTTTAAATTTATAATCTAAAATAGATTTAATCTCGCTTTGTGGTAAGTATTCGTTATCCTCAAAAGTAAGAGTAATGAAATTATTTTCGTTTATGTACTCATCCCCCCAAAATAAACTGTCGGGGTTGTAGTCAATTATTGTTAATCCAGCACGTGAAATAAACTGAACCGCTGTGTCAATATCCATTCTATCGGCTTCATTAATATACAAAATATCTCTACGGAATCCTTTACCTACATCATTAACGTCAGCTCCTAAAAAATCTATGTAGCTATCGTTTTGGTATTCGTGTTTGCTTTCAGATTTATTAAAATCGTTTTCGTTTTGAAGTATTCCCCAGTCTTTTACAATCTTTTTATAATCTCGCATAACTGTCCTTTTCATTTTAGACAACTCGGAAGACAAAACAGAAGCTTCCTTTTGTGAAGATATTAAAGCCTGAATTATTAACTCTAATATAGAAATTGTCTTACTAGCACCTTGCCCACCCCTAATAACAAAAACGTCCTCATTTGGATTAGACATTATTAAGTTAAGTAATTTAAAATATGCTTTTGAATATTTATATTTATTTTCTGCTTCCAATATCTGGTAAGTTAGGTATATTCAAACTTCCTTTTACTTCTGTTTCTTTTTTATCAACTAAACCATTTAAACGTGCCGTTAAGTTTTGAGAATAAATCATTGTCATTCCTCCAGATATTTGGTCGCTCTTAATTTCAGCTTTTATACGTGATGAGATAGGGATATAATCTTTATAACTTTCTTCTTTACATTCAAAATAAGATGTTAAATCTGGATAAGAAATATTTGTATTTTCGCAAACAAAACATTCAAAACCAACCATTGTCAACGGCTTTTCTCTTTCCCTATGAACCTCTTCAGCATCTTTACCTACCCAGTCTTTAATCAAAGCAGGCGTACTTTTCACTTCTTTTTTATAAAGCAAAAACAAGGACCACATTTTATCTGGCGTTTCTATGTATTTATTTCTTCCCATTACAATCTTTGAAGTTGCAAATGTCGGCATGAGAAACGGTTTTTAATCTTTCCTTTAACTGATCATTTCCTCTTTCTTTTATTAATTCTGTTCTTTTGTCCGATAGTAAATATTCTCCGAATTTTACTAGGTCTTTTTTAGTGAAATAAGTTTTCATGTTGTTTTAAATTTTTCTCATTATTAATGTAATTAGGTAGCATAAATATACGCACAAAAATAACAAAAAATATACAGTTTCTTTGTAAAAAGTATCTGCTGTCATTATTAATGCTATAAATATAAGCGAAATTATTAATAATCTAGTTGTTATTTTTTTCATGTTGTTTTATTTTAAATACCCCGATGGGATTAATTCTTTCAACCTATCCGTTACGGTATTGTAAAAAGCAAAACTTTTATAAATATAATCATAATGTTTTTTTTTATATTTTTCGCATAGCCCCGTTTAAAATTTCCTGAATAGTTTCTTCATACCAAACACCTCCATATACAATAAAATTATAATCACTACCTATGTATTCTTCCATAGAATTATAATTATCACTTTCATATATACCAAAATTGTATTTGTCTATTAATGCTTTCAATTCTCTTTTAAATTCATCAATTTTCTTCTTTTGACTATCGTGTAATTTTACTTTTCCCATGATATTAAAATGTTATATAAATCGTTGTAATATTCTTTTGACTTAAATCTTCTATTAAGCGAATGTGTTTGTTTTCATTTTTGTTGATATTTGTTATTAATCGAAAATCTGTTTTTTATTTTATCCCAAACCTCGTGTAGCTGCGAAACGTTAGCAGTAACTTTAAATCAACATTCGTGCTAAAAAGAAAATTAGCAAAATGAAGTTTACCCAATTAAAAAATCTAACATTTTGATACCAAGCTGTGTCTTTTACGAAATTCTTAGCTCCTTCAAAATAAGCAAATGGATAATAGCATAAAAAAAGAATTGGTATTCCAATGAAATTAAATAAAATAGTAATCCCATAAATAACATATCTATTTAAAAACAATGTTTTTTTGCCTTTATAAAACTTCCTATATTCCATACTTGAAAAGTCTGCAAACTCATAAAAATAAATTCCTTTTGAGTTTTTAATTACCCTGAAAAACTTATTGTAAATAGCACATACATTTCTTCTAGGTTCTCTAAACCGCTTAATACGAAACCATAAAGCTACTGCTAACAGTGGTTTTGACTTATTGCCATATTCGGCTTCATTTAATGTTGGTTTTGTACTTGGATTCATTGTTTTAAATTTAAAGATTAAGTCTTATTTTTTGGCAACAAGACAAAGCCACATAACGTTATACGATAGCTTAAAACGGAATCTTCATCCATCGACTAACAGTTTCAGTAATTAACCAATCATTTTGATTAACTTCATCTACTTGATACCAATCAAAAAATGAAGTTCCGTCCATAAAACCCTCGTAACATTGTCCTATAAATTTTTTACCAGTAATCGTTTCTGCAAGAAATAAATCACTTTGTAAGCCGTCCCAATTTCCTGCACTATAACATAACGGTAATTTTTCTTCGGTAGAAAGCCATCGCACAACAGCAGTTACACAATACCAGCCGAATTAACGCAACCGTATAGGCTGGCATCGTGTAGTTTTAACTTTACTCTGCCTTTATAAAATCAACGTAATATTCGCCAAACTCAAACTCTCCATTTAGTTCAGGAAGGTCTATTTCAATTCTTCCAGACGGCATTTTTCCCAAGAATGATTTATTCTCTTCACTATTAGTTATAGTTGGCATGAGTACTACTTTTACACCACCTCCGTTGCCGTAACTAGTAATTTCCGACACGTTAAATTTTATTCTTATTGTATTTTTCATATTGTTTTTTTTGCGGATTTTACAAAGCCTATCCAAGGCGTTATTTTAAATACTTATTCTTTAATCTACTGGTATGTAATCGTGAATTATTAAATTGCAGTAACGTCTTTTTTCTTTATTAGCCCATCCAGTTGCAGATTTCATATCCCACTCTACAATTTCATAAACGTATTTTGAGCGGTCTAACAACGCCATTATTTTTTTTGGCATATCTTCAATTTTTCTTTTTTCCCACCATTCTAGTTTTTTAAACAAATGGAGATATTTTTCTGGATTTCTAATAAATTTCTGTGGTTCATTCATTCCATAAACAATCCCGTCAAATGTTAAAATAGAATTTATTTCTAAATTTGAATTCGGAAAGTCTGCTATTACTTCAAACCTTGGGGTTAATAATTCTTTTGCTGTCATAGTTTCTCTCCGTGTTTAATTACAAAATACAATTTATATGGTTCAGATTTAATCATTTCAAACCATTGTTTTTTTAATGATAATTGTAAGTTTTTCATAGTTATAAGAATTTTCCATTAACACTAATTAACTTACGCATTCGTACTTTAAAAGTTTATCCAGTTTCAGAGTCTTTAAATGTCTCTATCCATTTTGCAAAACCATGCTTTTCGTTATCGACTTCCTTTTCATAATATTCTTTGACATTTTCAGACATTAACATTTCTTGTTTTCTCAATCCTATTATTTCTTTTTTAATATATAGATAGAATTTTCTTTACTTTCGATTAAATCGATAATTTCATTTCTTGTCATAGTTTATTTTTTAGTTATTAAGTAATCTTTAATGATTTTTTTAATCGGCTCTACAAATTCTACACGAACTCGAAATGAAATAGTTTTAGTTTGATAGGTTGCTTTTTTTCTCCCAGAGTTTATGCGTTTGCCTCCTCTATTTTCTTTTTCGTTTTTAGTTTTCATCTATAAATTGACAATAAAGGTTTTCAAATTCGTTCCATCCCGCCATTGTCATATATTCTATTTTGTATTCTTTTTCACTTTCTTTTATAACTCTTGCTTCGCAAAAAATTGAACCATCTTGGTTAATCATAAAAATACCAGTTAATCCATCTATTCTTAATGCTGTTGGATTATACCATCCTGAATTTGTACTATCTAAATTTAATGCAGTTAAACAAGCATCTAAATTTGTATGTATAGTTGTGCCAGTCCATTTAGTTCCAGCTATTTTTTTAAGTGCTTTTACTTTTGCGTTGTTTTCTGTTGTTTTTGCTATTGTTGTCATTTTGATTTGTTTAAGTTGTTATCTGAGTACAAATATAACACTTATTTTGATAAATGCAAACTTTTTTCAAAGTATTTTTTATTTTATTCAAACTGCACCCAACCCGATGAAATTAAATCTTCAACTGAGTATTCTCTCCATGGGACAGCGTAACCTTTTGAGCGTAAATAGTCAGTGATATGCTGAATAGTCCGGTGGTCAATTCTATTTTGGAAATTTAATTTTTCATCCTCGCCCCAATGTTTTATTAAAAGCCTGCCTACTATTATGGAATCATTTTTATTTCCTTTAAAATACTCCTCAATTCTATTATCTGATTTTCTCCATATTTTTTCTACGGCAATAGCATCTTCTTCTGTATAGGCTGAAAGTGGTTTTAATTTCAAAAAGAAATAAGGATGTTTTAAATTCCAACCTTCCTCCCCGACTTCTACTTTTCCTACTCCGCCTACACAAAGCGTTTTTGTACCCCAATATTGCGCAAAAAACCCACATTTGTCTTCTTGTGTTTTCATAATTTATTTAAATAAAAAAACCCCAAACGAGAATCGGCTCGAAAGGGGTTTATTGTGAATATATATAATAACGCTTCCGATTTCGTTTTTATATATTAATATTTTTTACAATACAAATGTAATGATATTTTTAAACTCTTGCAAGCTTCTAACTAAATAATATTCTTGATTATTTTCTTTTATCCTTTTTTCAAAGTCTTTTTGATTTTCTGATTGTATTCCTTTTTCAGATTTTAACTCTACAAATATAGTTTTCCCATAAAGCACAACTATCAAATCTGAAACTCCAGCTAAAACGCCTGTATTTTTAAAGTTTTTATTTTGATAAGTAGATTCGTTGGCGACTGAAAAAATAATATTTCTTGGATTATGATTTTTTAAACAATAATTATTGTTAAACCAAATAATAATTTGCTGTTGTAATTGTGCTTCTGTCATTTTTTTGTGATCTTTTTAAATTTACTGAACCCATTAATATCAATGTTTACTATGCCTAACGTTAAAAGTTCAAAGTTCAGTTTGTTTTTAAACTTATATAGATATATAAAATAAAAAACACTTATGTGTATAATAATGAATAATAATATATATATATATAGTTTTATGATTATTTTTATGAACCATTGAACTTATAGCGTTAGGCATAGTAAAATCAATGCTTAAAGGCGGTTCAGTCTTTTTTGCACTTTTCTGAACCGCTGAACCTTTTTTTATATAATTTATAGCCGTTTTTTGTAAATCCATTTACTTTATAGTTTTTTTGAATAATATTGTTGCTTTGCATAAATAAAGAAACTTCTTTTTTTTCACAATTCAACAAATTACTTAATTCTGTTTGATTTAAAACAACAACATTACAATGATCAATTTTTTCTAAAGAAAATAAGTTCAAAAAAGACAATGTTAAATTTTCTGTTACATTTTTTTTAGAAAAACTTTTTGCCCAAAAAACCTGAAAACTATTCATTTCTTCAATATCTAACAAATTTGAATGAAAAGAAATACATTTTTCAGCTTCATCTCTTGATATTTCAAACCATTCCCCTTTTATTCTATCTCTGGCGTATTTTTGATGCAATTCTGTCTCCAAAGCTTTTGAATTATTAGTCCTTATAAAGCCTATCAATTCAGCGCCAAAAGGTGCGTATGTTTTAAATTGTTCAAATCTTTTAATAGGGCTTTCATTTTCCGTATATCCTATTTTTACAGGATTTAATCCTACATGTTTAAAAAAATAAACACAACCTTTTTTATTATCTTCCATAATATAAATTTTTAAAGTTATATAAAGATAATAAAAAAGGTTATGTTATACTAATTTTTAAGTTAAAAACTGAACCTTTTAAAAAGGAACTTCACCTATATTTGTGTTATTTTCTATGTAAAATTTAACTCCAAATTTAGTTTTTCCGTTTAATTTTATGTTTTTATAGTCTAGTTTGTTTTTAATAAATATATCTTTAATATCATATTTTGTTGGCTTTATCGAAGTGTAAATATTCATGTAATTAAGTATTTCGCCTTGATTATAAATAATTGGTAAATTATGTATTTCAGTTTCTTCTAAAGAAAACAAATTAAAAAACAATTCCTCAACTGGCATAACTTCAATATTAACATTTGTATTATTATTTAAGAAATCTATATCCTCGCTGTTGTATATTTTCCAATCGAAATCTTCACGCCATAATTTAAAAGCTTCACGCCATAAAGAATTAGTATCAATCTTTATCATTTCATCATAATTAATAGAAACGACATTTAAAGGTAAAATTCTTCGATTTCCTGTAACATCTTTTAAAACCGATACATCGTTACTCGTTCCGCACAAAGAAGCCTTACGTTTCATTTTTGAGTAAAATGCAGAATACGGAAGTCTTATATCGATTTGGTTTGCATCAGCTATTTTTTTAAAGTCTTTTACATCTTTCGTGGCTAAACCTCCAAACTCATCATCTAGTACTAACAAACCCTTAACAAGGTTGTAAATAGAATCTTTATCTTTAGAGTCAATTTTATGTTCTATTAAGTATTTTTTTAGTTCTTTAGGCAATAAGTTTCTAAAGAAAGACGTTTTTCCTGTACCTTGTTTTTGACCGCAAAGAACTAATGTAAGCGGTGAAACTTTTGTTTCGTGTATCGGGCTTAACCAATTATGAACACACCCTACAATCCATTTTTTAAAAGCCCATCTATTATACTCGCTTTGGGGCTGTATGCAATTGATATATTTTTCTATATTATCTGGTTCAAAAGATTTGATTTTAAAAAATTCATTTAAAGGATTGTATGTCGGAGTAGCTTCTGAATTAATCATATCTCTAACATCTGATTTATTAACATTAAAATCTAAACAGTTTTTCGAAGAAAAGTAAATAGTATTTAGTTTAATATCGTCTAATAAAATGCCGTTTATGAATATCTCGTTTGTGATAGAATCTCGAATAGGATTAAAATTTTCAGATATAAACTTTTTTAGTTGGTTTACTTCGGTATCCTCGTCTATTAAACCTTTTGAATAATCCTCTTTATTTTCTATAAGTTTTTTGATTAAAACCTCATCTGGATTGTCTATTTTTAAAACCTCTACAATATGTTTTTTTACACTTTCAATCGTGGGCGTTCCTTGTGCTTTTTGTGCAGCAACGGTCGTAATAGTTTTTTTTGTTTTATCGCTGTAAATCTCAATACCTTCTTGTTTTACGTAATGATAAAAAGTAGATATTGTAACATTACCTTTTTTACAAAATGCTTTATAATGTTTTTCTACATTTTTAGGGTCGTATTTCGATCCAATCTGACAAATAGCTTTAAAATAATTCAATCCACTTTCTCCAAACTCAGAGCCGATTGCAAATCCTATATTCACATATCTTTGGTAGTCGTCTTGGCAAATATCAATATTAGAAATTTTATCCAAAACTTCCGTAAAATCATCTTGCACAAAAATAAATGATTCTTTTGCTTTTGGCTTGTCAATTTTAGTTTTAGAAATAAACTTTTTAGAATTATTGTTATGAAACAAATAAGGGTCATAACTAATAAATCTTAATCGGTTTTTATTCTTGCAACTCGGATCAATAGTTAAATTAAAATTATCCCAATAATACTGACCTAAATCGTTAAAAGATTCTAAGAATTTATTAGTATTAATTTTTACAAAGACACAAACTCCATCCCCCCCAAACGACCTGTGAGAAATAAAAGTGTATTTATCTTGGTTAATTTTAGTTATGGTTTCAATATCTACGCTATCATCAATATCAATAACAATCAAACCGTTTAACTCCTGTATATTACTTTCTATTTTACTGCCTTGATTCATTACTGCCGAACCAGTAACACAAGGCATAAGATTTTTTAAATCGCTATATTTTTTTTTATCACTTTTTACAGAACGTGCAGCTAAAACTTCATCTTGATATTTACCGTTTTTTACAATGTCAATATAAGAATCTAAATCAATATCAATTTTATTAGTGTCTTTTATCGTTTGATAACTAGAGAATTTAATTTGTTCCATATTTTTTTAATTTAGTTTCTTTTAATATTTTTTGAGTGAAAGAATCGTATTTTACATTTTTGCTATCTTTTAAAATAGAAGTAATAATCTTAAAATAAATGGGTCGTAAATATAACCTAAACCGTTCTTTAAATTGTTTATCCTCGTGGTAAATAAAATCACTTTCTTTAATTTCTAACTTGCAAAGGAAAAATACCCACTTATCTTTTAACGCTTTAAGCGTTTCATATTTGGTAGATCCTTTATTTATAAAATGATTTATATCTAAAGTCGGGGGTTCTAATTTATTTTTTTTACCTTGAATTTCAAATAGTTTCAAGGGTACATCTTTATCCTCTTTTTCTTTTATAGGGACTTCTTCCCCACAATTAGGACATTTATTTTCGGAAGATAAAAACTGGAATCCACAAAAATCGCAATCTTGAATATCATCGAGTATGTTTTTTATTTTCTTATCAAAAAAAATCTTTTTCCAATCACGATCAAAACTAAAAACTTGATGCTCTTTATTATTATTTCCTCCGTCTATAAGTAAAAAATTAGGTTTCTCTATTTTATTTGTAATTCTAGCACCACGTCCAGCAATTTGAATCCATAAAGATAAACTTTTAGTTGCCCTAGCTACAAGAATAACTTCAACATCGCAAATATCAAAACCTTTTGTAAAAACTCCGCAACTAATCAACAAAGCTTCTGGAGTGTCTCTAAACCATTCCACGACATCAATTCTATTTTTATCAATTGATTTGCTGTCATACATTCGGACGTTTTTATCTTTAAACAATTCTAAATAAACACGGTTAGTTTCAGTCGATGAGGTAAATATCATAGTTTTTTTACCGTCGCATAATTTGTCATAAGTTTTCCTTAATGCTTCTTTATAGTTATCAGATTGGAATACTTCTTTTAAACTTGACTGCGTAAATTCACCACTTGCATCAGTTTTTAAACCTGAATAATTAAAATCGATATACTCATTTTTTTCTGGAATTAAATAACCATGTTTCATTAACCACTCAATCGGTTTACCACAAACGATGTCATCATAATAATCAGACATCGTTTCAACTGCTGATGTGTACTCATCAATTTTATATCTTTTTAATCTTACTGGTGTTGCTGTAAAGCCTAAAATTTTACAATTAGAATCTAAGTAAGGAAATATTTTAATATGTTCGATTATATGGCACTCATCGACGACGCACAACTCGAATAGTTTTAATATTTCAGAATCTTTTTTAACTCTATTGTAAAGAGTTTTTAGCATTGCGACTATTATTTTTTCTTCGGGTATTTTTTTATTTCCTGCTATTATTTTGCCAATTTCTAAACCCTGTCTTTCAAAAGTAGATATAGTTTGATTTACTAAATCAATTGAATCTACAATTATTAAAGTTTTCTTATTTTGTCTTTTTATAATTTCTGTAAACACAACCGTTTTGCCACCACCTGTCGAAAGTTGACAAAGTAGTTTATTAGATTTATTGTTAAGTATGTTATATAAAAATTCTTCTTGGTGCGGGTATAATGTTTTTTTCATTATATAAATTAAAAAATGCCTTATGAATCAGAGGTTGCAGCTCGTCATCATAAGGCTTTTTAAAAAATTTCTTCTATCGTAATAAGTCTGCAACAAATATTACCTCACAAATATAACAATTTATTTCAACACTTACAAAAAATCTTCTAATTTATGAGTATCTAATCCAGTATAGGTATGTATTAATTTACGTAATGAAAGTCCGCAACTCTCAGCCATTTTCAACCGATCATCATTATTCATTTTGTCATACTCTTGCGTATCATACATTTTGTCCATGAGTGCGGTGTGAAATACAATCAAAGAGTTCATGAAATCTCGATTTGTCATATTCGGTTTTTCGTCAATATTGTCTAAAATCTTAGAAGCTATAGTTTCTAGTTGTTCGTTATTTTTCATGTTTTTTATTTTAATTTCATTCCATGATTAAAAAAATCTACTTTATCTTGTAATTCTTTTCTACGCAAAGGATCAAGATTACTTTTTTTTAACTCTTTTATATCAGATTCGATTGTGTTTTTTCCTACGTGTTTTTTTATTATAATTTGTTTCATAATTCTAATTCAAACTGACTTATTTCTTTACCTGCTTTTCTGCACCATTCTATTTTATCTTTAGCTATTTTTAAAGCATCAATCTGTATGGACAAAGGAATATTTTCGTCAATAAACATTTTGATTATTTTATTAGCTAATATTTTAGTTTTCATATTTTCTAAAATTTAAATCCAAAACCTCTTAAATAAGTTTTTTCTTTTTCGTTAAAATCTAAACCGTTTTTTATAAATCTATCATTATCCGAAGTTATTTTTTTTTCTAATAAATCCGTAAATAAAAAATATTCATTGTCTACACATAATCCTTTCACAACTTTGTAATTATTTTCATTATATAAATACTCGCAAGCTGTAGAATAAGCACATTTTAAATTATTAGCTATTTCAATAATAGGCATAAAAGGATTTTGCAAATGCATATTTTTTACCTTTTTATTTAAGTGCGTGTTACTTCTCATAGTTTTTTATTTAAATCCCCTAGCTAAAAACTAAGGGATTGTTAATTTTAGAAGTTAGAATTACTAACAACTTTATAGCCAACAATAGTATTAAACCATTTATCTACGCCCTCTTTATCAGTCCATTTACGCCCACGTAAATCGATAGATACTGTAACTTCTTGATTTACCTGTAATGTTTCTAATAATTGTAAGTTACCTTGTTGAAATTCTATATTTATTGATTGTGGATATTGACCCGCTACCAATACTACTAAAATTTGTTTTGAGAAAGTTCCGTTAACTTCTACTGCTCCGATGTGTTCAATTGTCCCTGTAATTTCCATAATTTAAAATTCTAATTTATTTAATTCAATTTTTATTTGATATTTTAATAATTCCGCTTCTATTTTAGCAATTGCCACCCATTCGTTAACCGTTTTTATATTAGTTTTTGCTTTTGTACCTAAATCGATTAAAGAATCTCTAGTCAATTCTTTTACAAATATCGGTTTATAAATATTCTCTGGTCTGTAACTACAAAAGTAATGCTTTTCTAATTTAGGATTTACTGTAAAATAATGTAAACATTGGTGGATATTATCATTCGGAATGTCATTATTTCTAATAGTTTGCAAGTGTTTTTTTGAAGCTGGACATTTTATTTCTGCAGTTATCGTTTCGCACTCTGAAATACCATCTGGAGAGATCCCTAAAAATTCATTTTCTTCACATTGTAGCCATCCAGTTTCCAGTAATCCAATTCCTAAATAAGAAGATAATGCTTTTCTTGCCTCGGGTTCTAATTCAGAACCCCTTATCATTGCTTCATTTTGGTAACTGTCTTTTAAATCGAATTCCTCGCATAGTTCTGAAAGTACATCTTCTAAAAGTGTATCAGATTTTATAAACAATCCTTTTGATAAAGTGCCACCTATCTTGCCGTACCTAATTTTATGCCATTCCTCAGAGCCTTGTTTAATTTCATAATGCGCTATCATACCAATTTAGTTTTTAAAGTTTCTTTTAACGCTATTACAACAGGTAACGATTGCTCTTCTTTTGTCAGTTTACTCCAGTTAGACTGCAATTCAGATAACGCCTTAGAATCATTTAAAATAGATAATGCGTTTTTGTCTGAAATAGCAATTTTTACTACTGGCTTTACTTTTATTCCTCCAGTAACCTTACCCATCATTTTCACGCTTGGGTCAAAAAACAAATCTATTTTTATTCCTGTCCATTTTGGCAACATTCTACTTTCTGCTGAACTACATTTTAACTGCTCTTTTACAATGTCGTTGATTATTTTTCTATTTCCAGAATTAGCCACCATATTTTTTACTGGCTCGTCAAACTCTATAAAATAACCATCTGTTTTATTTCCAGAGACATCCACGTTTCTGTCATAAAAAGCTTGTTTTATAGTCAAAATACAACTCCCTCTTTCTTCTACAATTGCTTCAACATCTATACCCGCCAAATGTGTCGACTTTCTATATTTCATGCTATCTATATTTGTCTCCATTTTCTTTTTCTTTAATTTCTTTTAATTTTTCTAATGCTTCTTTTCGTTGCAATTGTTGGTACTCGTAGCTAGTGAAATTTACCTTAGTTTTCATGTCTCAAAAATTCCATGTTGTGCATTGCTAGAAAGTCATAGTTTCTTTTTGCTACTTCTTTGTGTTTAGAAATATAAGGCTCTTTTTCGAAGTTTAAAATATCTCTAATTTCAGCTTGTTTTATTTCTTTTTCTTCGGTTAACTTACTTCTTACCTTTCGAGTTACCATCTTTAAGAGTTGCATTCGATCATTTGTACTTAATTTTATAAAATTACTTTCGTTAAAAAGTAGCATTATAGATTCACAATTTTTGTTCAAATCTACGGTATCCTCCTTTGTTAATCCAGTTAGCCAAGATATTAACTTGTTTATTGCTTTTTTCATAGTGTAAAAATTAAAGTTATTATTAATATTAATCCGATTATCAGTATTGTTTTAGTTATCAAATAAGCTCTTTCGTCATCGTAATTCATAATTAATGATATTTTATTTTTTCTAATTCTTCTCTTAACTTAGCGTGTTCTTTCTGAGTATTGTTTGAGAACATTGTTTTTGCTTCTAAAAAGCTTTCAACCTTATCTCTAAACATCCTCCACGCCACCTTTTCACACTCTAATCGAAAAGCCCTATTTTGTAATTCTTCATAGTTCGCTAAATCAAACGCCCCTCCCATTAATTCGTGTAATTTTTTAGCGTTTTCAATACTCATTGATAGCTCATCGCCACCGTGAGAAATTATAGCCCATGTGCCGTTTTCTAAAATTGAGACCTCTTGGGTAGCCGTGGCTTCTTCGTCATGGAATAATTTTACTGTTTGTTTTTTTTCAATGTCTTTCATAGTTTTTTTGTTTAATTTCTTCAACAAATATATAACATAGTTAATTAAAATCAATTAACTTTAACATAATTTTAACACTTTGTAATATTTGCAAATCTTATCATAATCTTTCTGCGTGAACTTCGAACGTCCGCCACCACGCTTTTTGATATTGTAAGTGTTAGCTGTGCATCCTATAATTCCGCGCATGAATTCGTTTGTGATTCCGTGAGTTCGTTGGTATTGATTAATTTCTTCTCTTATTTCCATAATTTTATTTAATTGTTTTTGTAATACATTTATAGCAGGTAACCATTAGTTAGCGGTCAGTTTAGTAGAACCGCTTAAATCGGACTATCAATTTCAGTCCAATAAGAAACATTTGTAATTTCATAATCTCTTACATCGTAGAAATCACAAAAATCAGAACCATCTAAAAAACCTTCGTACATTTCAGCAATGTGATAATTTCCACTTCTATCACAAACTAAAACTTTATCACTCTTTTTGCCATCAAACATTCCTGTTTTGTATGCTAATGGTTTTTTTCTATTAATGTCATTCCAAATCATAATAATTTTATTTAAGAAAACCGAACCGCTAACAATGCATAACACTAATTACGGTATCGTTTTTTAATTTATAATTGGTTTTGTATCAGTGATACGGTTTTTAATCTGAATATTTAGGCTTGTTTAGTCCGTAACTAGCGTTATGCTTAACGTTATGTGAGATTGTTACAATTTCGTTTTTAATCTACTTTTTGAGTTTCTTTGCTAATTAAATTTTCCCATAAATAATAAATGTCTTTTGGTGTCATTTTTGAGCATTTTTCAATCATTTTTTCTTCCCACTCTTCTTTCGTTGCTTCTTCAAAACCGTGATAATTATCGTGCATTACATCAAAACACGATTTAAAATAACCCGTATCAGTATTAAAACCGTAAAAATGAAATCTTTGAAAAAAACCACTTGCGTCAAATCTATCAACCCAAGTTAATTTAATCAACATTTCGCCTTTTTTATAAATTTTACCGACTTTCAATTTTATTGTTTCTTCAAAAGAAATGTTTAAATGTTCTTTTTCTTCAATAGACAAACTGCCATTCTTAAAAAGTTTATTATCATTTATTTTTACAATAAGATCTTCTTTAGTGCGTATTGTTATTTTATCACTTTCATTAAAAGTAATTTCTAATTTTTCACTATCTAATTTAATTGTTTTCATAACATTTTTTTAGTTTAATAACCACAACCTCGCCAGCAACACTATTTTAGAGCAACTAACGGCTCAACAAACTGATTAGGTATTTTCCAACATCCGTTTAAGGGAGTTCCGTATATTTTTCGACAATCTTCTATGATTGTAGTCACGAATTTAGCGTGTATCGCTCTACCATCTGGGAGCTTATATTTTTTTCTTGAAAGAATCACAATTGACAAATCATTACCTAACGCATCTACTAAAAATGGCGTTCCATAATCAATAACTTTTTCTAAAGGAATTTTAGATTTGTCTTTATTAAAGAAATTAATATCATCCATAGTTACGCCTTCTATTAATTTAGCGTTTTGCGGTTTGTTCCAAGTAGTTTCTATCTCGGTTCTGTAATTCAAAGAATTTAGATAATCTTCTAATCCTTTGTAATCAATTTTAAAATTTAGCTTCATAGTTTTTTTATTTAATTTCTTCAACAAATCTACAATATAATTAATTGATTTTAATTAACTTTAACATAATTTTAACAAAAAGCCCTTATATCTCTATAAGGGCTTTCTAACTAAACTAAAAAAACTAAACTACTTTTAATATCACTGTTTTTGTGCCGCTTGTCACATTTGCTGGTATCGTACTCATAATTATTTTATTTTTACCCCTGCCGTGTTTCTAACTCCGTTTATTTTCTTAATCCATCGAAATATCCTACCAAATAATGTTTTAGGCGGTTTATCTGAAATCAAAGAAACTCCTAGGTCGATAAGAATATTAGGGTCTATTTGCTCTTTTTTCATAATCTTATATTTTGGGATAAATAATACCATTATCTGTAATCGTAATTCCTTTGTCAACTCTAGCTTTTAAAGTATTCCAATCAAACCCGAAATCCATTTGAAAGTGTGGATAATCTTTAAAAAATTTCCAATCTCCACCCCATTCCCAACCTTTAGACTTGAAATAACTAACTATTTCTCCCCAATCAGAACCCCCATCTTTGTCAAAATCCGTTAATAATGACCAGCTAGCTTCTTCAAAAATTCCGTTATCATCTCTGTCATAAAGCAACACAATATCAAAAGCCAAGCCGTAATTATGTATAGATTGACCACCTTTTGCATTGGTTACCTTTGGGCGTTGTTTGTACAATTTATCTTGCAATTCGTTAGATCGATATACATAACTAAAACGCAAACGTGCGCCTTTTCCTAAAAGATTGTTCGCTTCTTTATATTGTGCTAAAAGCGAATTCCTTAATTTAGGATGCGCTTGATTTATTCTTTCTATCGTTATTAAATCCATCTTTCTCTATTTTTTTTTAGTTAAAATACTTATAAAACTGTCAACAAAAACGGTTAAAAATAAATCTACATTCAGTTTGTAAATCAAGAACTCTCCTATCTTTTCCGATGTTATAGCAATTAATGCTATAATTATAGAAGTGTAATCCTGAGACACATTCTTAATAACATAATCGCTTGATATGTAAGCGCCCCCAACGCCTATTATCATGGATAAGCATATATTAAAAAATGATGCTTTAAAATTGTTTTTTTTCATTTGTATTGCTATCTTAACACCGACCGCTAAAAAAGCTGGGAATATAATTTTTGTTAAAAAAATATAATATTCATTATGTAAAAGTCTGTCAGGCATTTAATGTTTTTTTAATATTCCAAAATACAACAATAAAAACAGTAAAAAGGAATTCGTTTATATTTAATTTTAGTGGGTCAAATAACAACTCATCTAATAAATTAGATATAGAAAGTGCCATTAAAACAAATGTAATAAAACTTTTATTATTTATTATAAAAATATAAAAGCATAAAATAAAAATAAATATAGCGTTACCGATATAAAAAAAACCCTTGGGGAGGTAAATCCATAAATTATATGTTAAAATACTAACTAATAACGCTATATATAAAATTCTATTCATTAACGGTCGTTTGGTCTTGTTCCTATTATTGCCGACTCTAAAGCTTCTCTACTTGTGCTTTGGGTTGAATTTGACGAAAAGAAATTTTTTGTCAAATAGCCTAAAAATGTTATGATTAACAGTTTTATTTCTGGAGAAATGTTCAAAGACGGTACAAAAGTTTCTTGCAGAAAGTTTATTCCGAATGCTAAAAAGGCTACTAAAAACCCCTTACCTAAGTCGTGCCAATTAAGGCTAAAAATTTTACTTGTTTTCATATTTATTTATTTATTGATTTAATAATAAAATGTGCTGTTATTGGTATTATACCTATCCACTCAGCAACTAATAGACTGAATGTATTGAAAGAAAAATGTAAAATCAATCCTAGCAACACAATTGCAGAAACAAAAAACTTGAATCCTTTAAAAGCTACGTTAGAACTTAAACCTATTGCTAATACACTTCCTAAAAAAAATGAAGAAGCAAAAAAATAATGAATAATTGTAAAGTCTAAATGTGGCGTTAACACCACTCCGAAAAGCGAAATGCCTAAAACGCTGTTATACCAATGTCTACGATAACCTATGCCGTTGTATAGAAATAACGACCCAGCCAAAGTAAGTAAAAATACATAGACATAATTAAATGAACTATATGCGTAATTACTTATACTTATACGAAAAAAACCCTCCACTAATCTTAGTATCAAAGGTGTGAACATTAACAAAATAGCTAATGTTACTTCTAGTCTTTTTATGTCTTTTGCATTTTCCATTATTCGCTTATTTTGAATTGATTTGGTAATAATCCATAAATGCATTTGCCATTCGATAACAAATCTGTTTGAATGTAATATAAAAGCGCATACGGTTTAATTGCATTGTTCACGAAGCTTTCCGACATCCCACTTGGAAATGTATTTTGGCTCAAAATCATTGCTTTCAATCCATCCCGTTGAGCGTAACTCATCTCGATGGGTTTGCTTTTTGATAGCTCGAATTCTGAACCATCAGGATTTACAATGAAATCTCTAATAGTGTACATAAATCTCTCCTGCAGCTGGTCATCGTGGGTGTCGAATATTTCTAAATGAACCACGGCTTCTTTTTGACTTCTAGCAATAGCGACTACTGGTATAGTTGTTTCTATCATTTTTTCTAATCATTTAATCCGCTGGGTTGCGGGTCGATTAATGCGTTAATCTCGAAACCTTGAAATGTTTCGGTTCGCAGAATAACCATAGCTTCATCCCTGTCGTCAGGCGTGCTATAGATTGTATTTTGTGTGTCATTTGTAATTTTAAAAGTCCTGTCTATAGCTTCAATAAAGCCACCATACGCCGCTTTTTGCTCTTGAATAAATAAGAAATCTTGACTCTCTGTCATTCCGTTTTCATGCACTAATTTGTAAATAATCATTTTATATATATTTAAAGGGTTAACGAATTGGGAAATATTGAATTCTTAGAAAATCTAAATCTAGCATAGCTGTTGCGGTTGTTGTACTTTCTGTTATAGCTATTCCAGCACCGACTTCACGTCCTGCCGTTTTTGGTATATTAGTAGTTATTGAACTGCTCCCTAATAGAGTGCCTGTTGAATTAAAGATTTCGCCTAGTACGCTTGTGGCATCACTATTAATTGTGATTTTCAATTTATACCAAGTATTTAAAGATAAAGTAGCTATA